ACGTTGAGGGACTCGAATTTGAAATCCTGATGGCGGTAGAAGGCTACGCTGACATCGAACAGATCGTCTTTGAATGGCACCCGCATCTCGCAGGTGAAGAAAATTTTACTCCGCTCATGAAGCGGTTATCTCAAGACTTTCCGTATACCTGGGTGAAGCATCGAGAGGGCGAAAAAAATACGCTGGTGACTGTCAGAAAATTTTTATAAGGTGGGACTTGTAAAGAATTTTTTCATTGGACACCGTAAAGATCGCGGCAATCGTAAAAATTTTATTAGAGGAGCTTGGTGAAGACTCGACACGCGAGGGCTTGAGAGACACGCCTGAGCGGGTTGCGCGGTTTTATCAAGAATTCCTGGGGTACTTGCCTGAAAATAGCGATACCACGTTTGAGGCTGTGAGGGCTGACCAGCTAGTGGTTGTCAAGGATATTCCTATTTTCAGCCTGTGCGAGCATCATTTGTTGCCGTTTTGGTGCGATGTGGCTATCGGGTATTTGACACACGAAAAAGTGCTGGGATTGTCGAAGTTCGCTCGTATTGCGCAGAACTACGCACACCAGTTACAGCTACAGGAGCGGTTAACGCAGCAGATTGCCGAAACTGTCGAAAAAGCCGTGCAGTCGCCAGATGTGGCGGTAGTTGTGTCGGGGCAGCACCTCTGTATGATGATGCGGGGCATTAAGACGCCTGCTGTTATGGTCACGTCGGTGATGCTGGGGCAGTTTCGAGATAATCACGAATTGCGGTCTGAGTTTTTGACTATAGTGGGGCAGAAAGGATTAGGTTGTGGGCGATAGTCCGTATAAGGGGCCAGCGATTGAGGCTGAGGATGCCACACGCAATAGGAAGTTCGGCCCGATTGACCCTAGTCAACGCGAGCTTATTAAGCATCGTTTCTTGGATGCGATGAGTAAGACGAATATCATTCAGGCGGCATTGGATGCTGGGGGTATCACTCGGCATACGTATTTGTCGTGGGTCAAAGATGGGTATATCACGCAGGAAGATTTAGATGAGGCGTTAGCGCGGTTTCTGGATTATATTCGCTCTGAGATAGCTAAAAGAACCTTTGTCGGTACTCCGAGGGTGATGAAAAACGCGGGGAAGGTGATGACCGATAAAGACGGTAATCCTATGTACGAGCATCGGTTAGATAACCAGATGTTGATTAAGCTGGCTGAAAAATACCTGCCTGAGTGGAAGGAAATCAACAAGACCGAAATCGTGCAAGTGACGGCATCGGGGATACCGCCACAGTTTGAGATTATCTTCGATATGCGGGAGTTGAATACCGACCAGATCAATGTCCTCAAAGCTATCGCTGGGGAGGTGAGGGAAAAACGACAAGCAGAGGTAGCTACTGTCATAGAGAGTACGTTACTCACATAAGCCGCCTGTGAGTTTTTGCCGTGTGTAGAATACGTGCATAGAAATAGTCTGCCTGCTTCTATGTGTATCATATACGGTGGTCTTGTTCATCGGGGTCTATCGCCCTTTCAGTGGGAATAAGCTCTACAGTATAAGACTACACCGTATACAGGAATAGGATATCTTGGGATAGTGTGAGATAGGATCGACCTTGAAAGTACCCTTGAAAGTGAACAGCCTGTTGGCCCGCAGCCGTCGAGCCGAAAAAAATTTCGCCAGTCGCCAGTTTAGAAAAATTTTACAGATAACTGGCCCTGAAAAAATTTTACATATAGCTGGCCGAAAAATTTTACATATAACTGGCGGGTCGTGAGATAGTGTCGGTGGTTTCTGGCGGTGGCTCTAGTGGCCCTGTGGCTCGCGGGTCTGTATCGTACATGGCCGTGTCGCCTACAGTGCGCATTGATAGACCATAAGCAGTGGTTTATGGGTCAGGGTAGTATACGGGTAGTCTTCGTAGTAGATAGCGGGGGTATAACCGAGTGATTATCCACTGGGTGGCACACTGGGAACCCGCATACGCGCTAGGTCGCGGGGTATAATCCCCCGTCTATATAACCGAGCCAATGTCGTAGGTCAGTCGTAGTCGTAGTCGTCGTTGAAGTCGCAGCAGTAGCCAGTAGTCGATAGCCGACCGATAGCTAGTGAGATGTTTAGAAAAAGTTTACATGTCGCCGTGGGCCAGAAAAAGTTTACAAGTTGCGGTAGCCGCGAAGCGGGGTCATCCCAAGTTCATAGTTCGTTTACAAAGTGAAAAAACATGTTAGGGTGGAAGTTTCGATGTCGCAGTTGACTACATACTGTCGGTTAGAAATTTTGGTGACGTCAATTTTCCTGGCGGGTGTCGTGTCGTGAACAACGTACAGGTAAAAAAAAATTCAGGGGTGTTTTTTTATGGTGGGACAATGCGTATAGAAAAACTAGAAAATTTTTCTTGGAAGAATGAGTGGAGTCTCGTTGGGCTACATACTGCGTGGGTTGTGTTCTGTGGGGTTGACGGGTGTAGTAACTGGCAGGTATTATGGGTAAGTGAAACAGTGCAGCGACCGTTCATGCAGGATGCATTAGCGTGTGCCTATGAAATTGGGTGGCATCATATGAACCATAATAACATCACGCACTGGGTGTGTCCGTTTTGCTTTCCTGCATACTGTAGAGCGTATAGGCCAAGAGCAGAACAGCCACGTATCACTCGTCGGCTGAGACAGTTTCAGAATAGAGATCATAGCCTTTCAGGTGGGACTGAGAGTGAAGATCAGTCACGTCCAAAGAACAGCTAGATGTCCTAGCAAAACTCGAACGCGCTGAAGAGTTACTTCAGTTAGAAAAAAATTTTTCAGTGTTTTTCCGTGAAGCCTGGAAAATTTTTGAACCGAATACACCGCTCCAATGGAACTGGCACCATGATGTCATCTGTCAGCATCTCCAAGCTGTCATTGAGGGTGACATAAAAAAACTCGCCATTGCACTTCCGCCTCGCCACTCAAAAAGTTCTATTGTGTCTGTGGCGTTTCCTGCGTGGGTGTGGGTGAAGTTTCCTGCTATGAGATTTTTATGTGCCTCGTATGCTATGAGTTTATCAGTCCGTGATAGTCAGAGGTGTCGTGACTTAATCGACAGCACGTGGTATCAATCACGATTTGGGCATGTGTATAAATGGTTGCCCGACCAGAATAGTAAGTCGCGCTATGAAAATAATTTTCATGGCTACCGAATAAGCACATCCGTTGAGGGTGCTGCGACTGGTGAGGGTGCCGATACAGTCATCTGCGATGATGCGCATAATATCCAAGAGGGTGAGAGTGATGCGATGCGCAACGCGACGCTCAATTGGTGGGATAGGGTGATGACCTCGCGGTTAAACGACCAGCAAACAGGGCGTATGCTGATTATCGGGCAGAGAGTGCATGAGATGGATTTGATAGGGCATGTGTTAGAGGTTGGTGGGTGGGAATATCTGTGCTTGCCTGCTGAATTTGAACCTGCTAGAAAAACATATACCTGTATAGGGTGGTCAGACCCTAGAACGCGAGAGGGTGAAGAACTCTGGCCTGCGAAGTTTCCGAAAGAAGTCCTCACATATCTACGCGCCAGCTTAGTGACTGCCTATTTTTCCCAGTACCAGCAGAGGCCAACCGCCGAAGAGGGCGCAATTATCAAAAGTCATGTGCTGTTTCCCTATCAAGATGCAGGAACGCACTATGTGTTGCTGGGTAGTAACCGAAAAATGGTGTCAAAAGCATCGTGTAGAACGGTTATCACGACCGATTTTGCGGTATCTAAAAGTCAGGAAGCTGATTATACGGTCTTTTTAGTGTGGGCGGTGACGCCTGACATGCAATTTATTTTACTGGAAATTGTGCGCGATAAGATGGAGGCTCCTGAGAGTGAAGAGTTACTCTATACGATGGCTGCCAATGCGTACAGACTGTGGGCGATTATTGTTGAGGATGTCGCGTATCAGAAAGCGATTATTCAACGGCTAAAACGGGGTGGGCCAGGTAAAAGAACTATGCCAGTGCTTGGCTATCGGCCTGTGACGGACAAAGTAGCCAGGTTACAGAATATTGCTATCTATTTTGCCTCGCAAAATTTTTATTTTTCGTTCACGATGCCTGGATTTGCGGAGTACAAGCGTGAGTTAACGGGGTTTCCAAGATCGGGTCATGACGATCAGGTGGATGCAACGAGTATTTTGCAAAAATTATTCGAGTTTCAGGTGCCTAGAATAGATAATCTTGAGTTAACGGAGGTAGAAGAACTCGCGGCTATCCAAGAAATTTTACAGGAAAACCGTGAGTTGGGTGAATTTTTATTGGAGGATGATTTCGATAGCGTGGCGACACGGGCAAGACTGGGCGTTGAAAAAATTTTTTCAGTTCACGCAGCCCCAAGTCGCGCAGATGATCGGCTTGCGTTTCTTGATCGTGAGTGGGAAACATAGGGTAAACTCGCCTGAACGAAACCATGCCTTCAATTTCTAGGTCATCCATTGACATCGCTTAGGGTCGGCGAGGCCAGGGTTGATAACAATAATACTAGAGTTACAGGTCAACTATGCTAAACATCGTAGGAAGGCTGTGGGATGGCCTGACGTACGGTAGCAATACAATCTATCATCTGCTATATTGGAACGCATGTCCGTGCCAGTACAGTTGGAAGAGGTAATAGACTCGCCTGTAGTGCGCGTCGAAAGCAGACAGCGTTTTGTGTGTTATGCACATAGGCTCACACCGCCTGTAGTGGGTGACGAAAGCCTATGCATCGTTTTGAAAATTGTGCATAAAATGAGCTATCCAGCGTATATGTCATAGCTAGGTGGGACAAAGGTAGCCTACTATGAGTGTTCGATCTCGTATTCTTGACTGGCTGTTGAAGGATGAGGAAAAACAAGCACCGCCTTTAGTGACGCAATCAGGGGTAGTAGCGTCGGGGCAAACAGTGTTGTATAGCCCTCGTAACATGCGCCAGTTTGCCATTGCCTATGAACAGAATATCGTGGTGTACCGCGCAATCAATATTGTCGCGCAAGCGTGTGCTAGTTTGGATTGGGATGTATACCTGAAAGGCACTGGCGAAAAAAAGAAACGAGTGCCGATAGCTAATCACCCGTTAAAAAAACTTTTTGCCAAGCCTAATCCAGAAAAATCTCGCTCGGCATTTATCGAGCAGCTTATTAGCTACTGGATGATTGCTGGGACGAATTATATGTATGGGACGTTTCCTGGTGCGCCTGCACAGTACAGTCAGGGCATCACGCCCAATGCACTGTATAACCTGCGACCAGACCTGGTGCAGCAAATATGCGGGGACGATGGCAGGCCAACGATTTACAGGTATCAGGTCATCGACCCGCAAGGGCATAACCGCTTTCAAGATTATTCCGCCTGGCAGGTCTTGCCGTTTCGATTTTTTAATCCACTAGATGAATTGTCTGGGCTGAGTGTTGTACAGGTAGCTGCGGCTGTCGTCGAGCGTCAGCAGGCTGGGGAAGAGTGGAATTTTAATCTCATGAAAAATATGGCACGTCCGTCAGGTGCGTTCGTGTCGCAATCAGAGTTTGGTGACGAAGCACGAACCAGACTCAAGCGGGAAATCTATCAAAAGTATGGGCGCGGCAAGGCCACGGCTGGGATGCCCATGCTGTTAGAAAACGGGTTATCCTATATCCAGTTGGCAATCAATCCAACAGATGCAGACTGGATTAATAGTGATAGTTCTGCTGGGCGCAAGATCGCATCGGCCATAGGCGTAGACCCGTTACTGCTGAATGACAAGCAGTATTCGACTTACAATAACGAGCTTGAGGCCAAACTCGCTATGTGGGAGTTTACCTGCTTTCCATTAATGGAGCGTATCAAGGATGAATTAAACGGGTTCTTAGTGCCGTTTTATGGCGATAGTATTGAAGCCGACTATGATAAAGAACCGATTGAGTCACTGCGCCGTAACCGTCAGTTAGAGAGTGTCACCACGCTGGCCGAGTGGAATACAGGAGTGCGTAGTTTTAATATGACGGCGGCTGATCTTGACCTTGAAGGGGTCACTGATGTTGACGACTTTTACAGGTTGGGCGCAATGTTCTTTGTTAGAAAAAATAATTTTTCACAGTTCTTGGACGCGATGGAAAATATTTGGAAGGGTGTCGCTCCGATGGGGCCACAGTCTATTCCGCCACTTATGCCACCGCCCTCGCCAGCAGCAGCAAGTAGCATGGGCAACCCTAGCAGCAATAAAATTCCTGGCACGTCATTGTCCAGAAATCCCGTGCCAATGATCGCGCAGCCAGGAACCTTACGTGAAAATTTTTATCAGATCACCGAAATAAAAAATTCTAAAGCCGACCTGCAAGCTATGTATCGGGCAATCGAGCATCAGCGTTCGGTGTACTATAGCCATTTTACGCAGGCTATGAAGACGTATTTTACTGGTGAGTTGGCAACCTTAATCCAAGCACTGGCGCATCAGAAATCGCTGAGTGCTGCGAAGCCATTAGTCATGGCTGCTTTAGAGTTACACCAGCAACAGCTTCAGCCTTTGTTTGCTGGCTACTACGCATCCATTGCTGAGGGTGCGGCTCATGCCATTAGCCTACAGTTTCAGCATAAGTCTACAATCTTTACAAAGCAGGGCATAGACATGCTGGGGCATTATGCTGGTACGACCATTGACGACATCAACGACACCACGAAGCAAAAAATTCTAACCGTCTTTACGGATATGGAAACCGAAGAAAAAGGTGTGGATGATCTGGCACAAAGTTTACGTGACGTGTATCAGGGGTACGGCGAAGACCGTGCTGCCTTGATCGCGCAGAATGAGGCAGTAACCGCGTATAACGCAGGCAGCTATACAGCAGCCTCGCAGTTGGGGATGCCATTGACCAAGACCTGGCTCACAGCAGGTGATAGTAAAGTGCGCGATGCACATAAAGACACCGAAGGTCAGGTAGTCCCGTTTGACCAGCCCTTTGACGTGGGTGGAGATCAGATGCAGTTTCCCAAAGATGCCAGTCTAGGGGCAGACCCAAGCAATATTATTAATTGCAGATGCACCATAATTTTTTCACAGGACTTGTCAGAGGTGTCAGAATTTTTTAGTGAACGGTGGGCGAAGCTGCAAAAAGTCTAAAGTCTTGTAACTCTTGCGTTTTTGATGTAAACTTTAAGCAATCACTGGTGGGACAGTAAGGATTGAGTCATGGCTGTCTCATTAGGTGTCGATATTAACGATATCCCCGTGCCGAGCCGCGAGCCAAAAGAACTTGCTGGCGCGGTTTCTTTGTGGCTTCCAGAGGAATACAAGCAGGCCGACTACAATCGTAAGAAGGGTGTTATCACAGCATACCTAACCGTCTATAACGATTTGACTGGTCAGCCGTTTGTAGATAGCTATTTGGATGTGATTGAGCCAGGGTCATTTTCTAAAACGATCTCTGACTTAAACAGTTCAGCCAACAAAAAATCTAATCCGTGGCTGTGCGCTGACCTCTGGCAGCATGACCGCAAGGAACCGATAGGTGGGATTAAAGCCTTATCTGAGGATAGCAAGGGCGTTATTTACGAGGCACAGCTAGTCCTGTCTATTCCACGCGCAGCCCAAGCCTTTGACCTGGCAGAAAATAAAATGATCGGGTCATCGTTTGGCTACGACGCTATCAGGTTCGAGCATAAGGGTGATATCCGCCACTTAATCGAAATACGCCTGCACGAAGTCTCGCAAGTGACGTTTCCCGCTAATCCATTAGCCCCGATTTTAGACACCAAAGATCAGAAAAAAATTTACGTCCCCGAACTACCTGGTGGGTTCAAAAAGTTCCCTGAGATACCTGGCGAGCAGGAATTCGTTGAGGAACAGTTTGAGCTTGAAGCAGTAGTGAGTTATGTTAAAGCTGCCACTGGCAATACAGGGTTGCCCATCGGCCCCAGGAATGATAGTTGGGATGCTGGCAAAGCCAGGTCGCAGTACAAAGCCTGGGGTACAGATGGGGACGGCAACCCTATTCCAAGCAAGTATAACCAAGTGCATTTGCAGGTTGATGGAGACCCGAAACTGTTAGGGTCGTACGGCTATCCGTTCGCGGATATTGTCAATGGGAGTCCACAGATTAATGTGGCTGGGGTGATTGCGGCGGGCAATGCACTTTCAGGAGCCAGGGGCGCAGACCCAGGTGGAGACAAGGCAGCTATGCTTGCTAAAGTCAATACCATGCGTAGTCGTATCACGAAAAAATATCCAGACGACCCGCCTCTTGACCCGCTAAAATATGCTGGCATTGAGATAGATTTCAAGCAGGATTTCGCTTCAGCCTGGGCGAGCAAACTACCAGCCCAGCTATTAAACACGTACTTTCGCATGAACGACACGCTGGCCTATACCATGCTGCAAAATTTTAATGACGACAGCATAGACGACCAGGATGGGATGGTAGATACCATGCTCGGCCAGTATGGTGACGCTCTCAAAGATTGGCTATCCAGTTATAGCGATGCTTGTGACGCTATGGATGGGATGGACGGCGATGGTGGGGATGGAGACGGCAATGGCAATGGCATGATGCCTATGAATAGTATGCTCAGCTTTATGGCAGCAGATCAGGCAGAAATCTATCTGAACCTTGCCCTCAAAGAAGCCAAAGCAGGGCGAACATTAAGTGACGCCTCACGTAGTAAGTTGCGCACCATTGCAGAAAATATCACGAAATACCTGGGCGAGCTTACCAAGTTTATAGATAACGACGCCAATGGTGGCGACCAAGCACCAGCACCCGATGACACTGGGAAAACCCAGCCGTCATCTGACGAATACAGCATCACCCGTGGGCTTGATATATTAGGCACCTTGACACAGGGAAATCGAAAAATTTCTGTGCCGTCAACGCCGCTTAATGGAAATGCATCCTACGCGCCGATGTTTCCTAGCGTGCCTGGTGAATACGAGCCTGAAGTGGATATCACTGACTTGCTCGCGTCGATCAGGCAAAGTATGAGCGCAGGTGGGACGTAAGGCAGGAAACATTTGCCTCTGACCACAACAGAATACAACGAGTTCATGAGGACGGTGGTACAGATACGCGATGTCTATACGGCGTTGGAGGAGGAAGTCAAGAAACATGGTGTGGAGCTTGGGGAAACTAAGTCGAAGCACGATAAACTTGAGGAAGCCATTCAGCGTTTCGAGGCCATCCAGCAACGGCCACCGCTCTCTGCTGGCGAAAAAAGCGATGAAGAGGAACATCGCGCCCGCCAGGTGAAGCAGGCATTTTTGAAGGCCATGCGTCATGGGTATCCGTCGCTAAAGCCTGAAGAAAAATCTATGGTGCAATTGACGAATGCTGCTGATGCACCGCCTATACCTGGGTTTCAGGGTGAGCAGAAAGCCTATCCCGCTAATCCATTAGTCTCGGCTGAGGATACAGCAGGTGGCTTATTCGCACCGCCCGAATTCGTTGCGCAGATCATTAAAGGTTACATCGCCTTTAGCCCTATTCGCAATCTTGCGAACGTGCGCACAACCGCCAATAAGTCGGTACAACAACCGAAGCGTACAGGCACCATCACCGCCCAGTGGGTGGGTGAAAAAGTCGAGCGTTCGGTGCTGACTGGCTATTCACTCGGTAGGATTGAAATACCGACGAACGAAATGTACGCCCTGGTACTGATCTCAGATCAAGACCTTGAGGACGTAAACTTTGACATCGAGACCGAGCTTCGCAACGAATTTTCTGAGCAGTTCGGTGTTGCCGAAGGACGAGCGTTCGTCAATGGGAGTTCAGCCCTCACGCCGCAAGGCATTGTGACGCATCCTGATATCCTGGTCACGCAGAGCGCGGCGACGGGTGTGATTGATACGGACAGTTTGATGGACTGTCTCTATTCGTTACCTGACTACTACGCGGCGAATGCCACGTGGGGTTTCAAACGCTCAACAGTAGCGGCGTTACGTAAGCTGCGTTACGCGGCTGGAACATACGAGTATATTTGGCAGCCAGCCTACATGGACAAGGCACCGAATACGATCTTGGGTGTTCCGTATGTAGAACTACCAGACTTGCCTGCTGTTGCCTCTGGTGCAAACGTTGGCATCCTGGGTGATTTTAAGCGTGGATACACCATTGTAGACAGGGTTGGTATGTCGTTTAAGAGACTGGCAGAACGCTGGGTAGAAGACTCACTCATAGGTATCTACGCACGACAGCGCGTAGGTGCGCAGGTGGTCTTGCCTGAAGCACTCCGTATCTATCAAGTCAAGTAAGAAAGGGAAAAAAATATGACACAGCGTGAATTAGGTCATATCGTAGTACCTCGCCACTTACTTGCAGCAGGTGCGGTGTCGGCTACTACGACAGCATGGTTGGATACATTCGCTCCGTATGCATCACCGTTGAAAGCTGGTATGCAGGCCAAGTCAGCAACCCTGTTCTTTGACGTTGGTGCTGGCACGACAGGCACGATCACGGCGGTTATTCATGAGAGTGACGATGGTTCGACCGATCTTGGGCAAATGCCCGATATGTACGGGGAATGGTTCTGTGACGGTGTGCCTGGTAGCTTCGTCGGTGGCGTATGGACGCCCTCGTATCCTGGGCTACAGGCAGCAACACTTGCTATCACTGGTGCGAACATGGCAAACCATGTGTATTCGTTTGACTATATTGGTGGCCTGCACAGGTATATCAACGCGGTTATAACGATATTATCAGCCCCGACGAACCCGATAGCGGTCATTGGTGCGCTTGGGAACGTCAGGGAAACAGCAGGGAAGGTCTACACGAACTATACCTATCCGTAGGAGGTGGGCTAGTTGGAAAAACAAAAAATTAAAATGCTGTCTCGGCAACCAGTGTCGCCTGACCATACGAATGTAACGGTGCTGGAAGCGGGTCAGGTCTTGGAAGTCGGCGGCAAGGAAATGCCAGACTGGTTGGCAGAACGCTTACTTGAGGCGGGCTTTGCTGAGGAAGTAGGCAAGCCAAAAGAAAAAGAACAGGAAGATGACGAAAAAATTTCTGTTGCAAAAGCACGTCTGCCGAGAGAGCCTGGGCCAAAAGAGACGAAATAAATGCTTGCTGATCTAAAAGTTTTAGAAAAGCCAGCGCGTGAGCCACTGGCGTTTGAAGATGTTGCTGACTACCTGCACAGTACGTCTGGTCAGGAAAATTTTGTACGTTTCGTCATGCTAACATCGCGCCAGTTGCTTGAGAGTCGGTTGGGAGTAGCGTTTTTTAGACAAAAGCTACAGGCCACGTTTGAATTTCGCCATCTGCCAACCGATCTCGCAGTAACGCTACCTGCGAATTGGACGTGGAGACCGCTTCTGTGTCAGCTACCGAGGCCGCCTTTGTCCAGTATCGAGTTAATGGAGATAGAAAACCAGCCTGGTAGTTGGGAACCATTGGTCAATGCTGACCCGAATGTGCCGATGTATTGGTTGTGGGATCAGTTTCCTGCCATTGTGGGGGTCAATTATACGGCCTTTAATATCTGGCAGCCTGGTATCACGCAACGGTACATGTCAGCGTTACCAAGAATACGGGCAACATTTTATTGCGGGTGGGACGATGTAGACGATATTCCAGAAAAATATTTACTGCTCTTGCAGCAAACCATTGCCTGGAATTATCTTCAGTCGGAAACGGGTGGATTGCCACCCGAATTAAAGCTGTCCATACTTGCAGAGAGGGTGTTTGACCTGTAGATGCCACAGGACTTAGTATCGCGTATACCAGTTGCCAGCCTGCGCTATCGTTGCAAACTGTACAAGCAGGAACAGTCGCGCACGCCATCAGGTGGGATGCAAGAAAATTATGTGTTTGTGGCTGATGATGTGTGGGCTGAGATTATCCCGCTTCGCGGGGCATCGGTCTACTACGCACAGAGCTTTGCACCGAACGCGAATATGCAAATAAAAATTCGTTATCGTGATGATATCGGGCCGAACTGGGTGCTGCAACAGGTTGATACGGGTGAAGCCTATCGGGTGATTATTCAACCCATAGATATTAACTATCGCGGGACAATCCTATTGATCTATGCGCAGTGGGATAAGTCACTCGGAGCCTTTATGGATGAGTGCCAGTAATGCGTATCACGATGCAGCTTGTGGGCTTTCAGCAATTGCCAGGGATTATCCAAAGCAAGGGTGACGAACTTAAAGATGACGTGACGAACGCACTCTTTGCAGCTATCCTAGATAGCCAGGAGGTGGCGCAAGAACTGTGTCCAGTTGATACGGGGTATCTTCAGTCGCGTATTCAGATACAGTGGGTGGAGCAAGGTGGCAATGTGCAACGTGTGGCATTGTATAACGATGCAACCTACGCTATCTACGTTGAGTTAGGTACCTATAAGATGTCGGCGCAGCCGTTCATGACGCCAGGTATCAAGTATGGAGCAGTACGCTTGGTCGATCTTTTATCATTCATTGGTTCAGGGTCAGCAGCATAGGTGGGACAAGGGCTATGGTGTGTCGTACAACGCAATGGAAGAAATGCAGGTGGGGGTCAAGGCCAGGATAGAGTCAGATGAAGAGATCATGACCTATCTAACTGGCACGTACGATTATGCGCCGTCTGACGCCTGTCTGCCTTATCTCACGTATGGCACGAAGATACAGACCCAGTGGAACCAGTTTCATATGAACGCCTTTAGCTGTACGCTGTCGTTGGATATCTGGTCGGCGGTCAATAGTGGTGATGTGCAGTTCAATGTGCTGGATTGTATTTATCGCCTGTTTAACAATGTCGAATTAAAAAATATGCCCAGCTTTACGAATGTCGATATGGACGTAGAGTGGGCAACGACCATGATAGATGATGCTGCGCAGATCAGGCACGTGATAGCTAGGTTGCGTGGATTGTTTGAACCGTTTGTCTTGCAGGTGGGATAGAACTTGCGAGTAAGCTATGGCGGCCATATCAGGCCAGGGTGGTTCGGTCAAGATGGG